CCGCGGTGGTGGGCGTGGTTTTCCATCCGATCACCTGGATGGCGTTGGCATTGTCTTTGTAAAACAATTTGCCATCGGTGATGTTGATGGCCAGTTCTGAACCCAACGTGCTGTTGGTCAAATTGCCAACGGCTGGCGCTGTTGCGGCCGTTGTGCTGCTGTAAATCAGAATTGGCGTGTATCCGGTTTGGGCCATGTCTTAAATCTCCGGTGTGAACACCTGGGGCGCCCAAGGTAGCGGTGTTACGCGCTGTTTTTTCAACGCGTCCAATTGTTCAGCCAAACGCGCTTCCACCATATTGGCGCCGTCTTGCATTGTTTCGGCCCAAATCCAGGCCACGATCATGTCTTCCGTCACATTCGCAAATGGAACATTCAGTTTTGGTTCTTGAAACGTCCAAAAGCCTTCCGTTTCAACAACCAAATCCTTGTCGCTGACGGTTGCAAAGTATTTTGCCTGGGTAATCAGTTCCCCATCGGGTGAATCAATGCCCAAGATTTTCCATTTTGTTGTCATTAAAAGTTGCCCCCGCCAGTTCCACCGGTCATGGTCAAAACGCCTGTTGATGGATTAAATTTCAGTTTAGTCGAAGACACCTTGACCGGCAAGTTTCCCGTGGTGGTCGTCACCCAGGTTGGGTACATTTCCGCGGCCGTGGTAGTGTCGTCCGTGATGCCAACATTTGTTGCGTTTGTTGCGTTTGTTGCACTTCCCGCGCTGCCGTCAATGTTCACGCCGGTCAACGATTGGCTGGCGCTGCCGCGATTTAACGCAATGGCCGTCGTGCCAATGTAAACCGTCGAATTGCCCAGGACACCCGAAGGGATCGTGCCGGACAATTGGCCAGCCGGAACGTTTGTCAGGCTGGCAGCCGATCCGCTGAACACCGTGGCCGACAATGTGCCGGTGGACGGATTAAATTGGAATTTGGTGGACGACACATATTGTGTGGTCAAGTTTCCGGTTGTCTGATCTGCAAACAGCGGATACCTGGTTCCGTTTGTGGTCGTGTCGTCGGTCACCGTCGCGTAAGCCACGGGCGTCACCCAAGTCGGGGCGCTGGCGCCATTTGACTGCAACACCTGGCCAGCCGAACCGGTTGAACCGGACACCGCCAACGTGCTACTGAAATCAATCGTAGTGAATTTGCCTGTTGATGCCGTAGTCGCACCAATTGACATATTGTTGATTGTGCCAAGGCTGGTTGGGGCAATTTCAATTGCACCAGTTCCTGTTGGCTTCATGTGAACGTGGCCGGTTCCCGTGGGGCTTATGTCAATTTGTGCATTTGCACCGTTGATGTTTGTGGAAACATCCAAAGTCAAATTATTGCCACCACCAGCACCCCATTGCAATTGGGCCGTGCCGCCTGAATTACGCAATGCACCGCCAGCACTTGTGGCAGCGTCAAAATAAGGGCCAACAAACTTGGTTGTGGCCGTGATTGTTGTGCCTCTAATTGTGTTTGCAGTCGTTCCACCAATTGCGGGTGGCGCCGACAAATCCAAAGCGCCGCCTAAAGTCAAATTGCCGCTGGTGGTAACCGTGCCGGACAAACTGATTCCGGACACCGTACCCGTGCCGCCAACCGACGTTACCGTGCCAACCGTAGGCGTCGCCCAGGTCGGAACCCCCGAAGCCAAGGTCAACACCTGGCCATTGCTGCCAACAGCCAGGAAGGAAGTGGCGCCAGCGGCCGTTTGATATGGAACCGAACCCGATGCGCCACCGCCCAAATTTGTGGCCGTGGTGGCCGTTGTAGCCGTCCCCGCGTTGCCTGAAATCGAACCCGTGATTGTGTTGGTCACGGTCAAATCCAACAAAGTCCCCAACCCCGTAATTCCGGTGTAAGAACCTGACAACCTGGCGCTGTCAATCGTGCCGCTGGTAATTTGCGTGGCAGCAATTGCAATGCTAGTGCTGGCCGCCAAAGTCAATTGGCCCTGGGCGTTCACGGTGAACGTGGCCACCTGGGAAGCCGAACCGTAAGCAGCCGCGGTCACCGCGGTGTTGGTGATGCTGAATGTGTTGCCTGTCAGGGTCAACCCTGTTCCGGCCAAATAAGAACCAGCGCCCGAAAACTGCGACCAAGTGATTGGCGTCACGTCAATTGTGCCGCCCTGGTTGGATGTGCAAACCCAACCGGTATCACTTAGGGTTGTCCCTGATTCCACAAACGTGAACGCGCTTGGCACTTCGGCCCAGGTGTTCATGTCGGCGCTGCGCGTCCATCCGCTGGCGCTGGCCACATAAATTCCGTTGGCTGCCTGGTTGGTTTGGCTTTTGACCAGGATGCGGTCGCCCGCGGTCAGCGTGGCAACCCAATCGCCACCAGCCTGGACAGCCAGGCCGGACAACGTGATGTTGTTTGTGGTCGCGTAAACGCACGATGCTTTAACGTCCAAGCCCTGGGCGACGGAATCGACATAGGCTTTGTTTGCAATGTCGGTGTCGCCGATGGGTGACGTGGCCACCTGGCCGGTGACGGCATAAATGCTGGTGAAGTAACCGGCAGCCGGTGATGTTCCACCAATAACGCTGCTGTCAATCGTGCTGTTGGTAATGGTCAAACCCGATTGAATCGGGTTGATGGGCGGGAAAAACAAAGTCCCCGCGGGGCCAACAAACGCAATTAAGTCAAACGTCGGTTCAGGCTGGAAAAGCCCCTGAACCGGTTTGATGTTCGTCGTGTTCGTAACAGCGGTGCTGTTCGACATGGCGCCCCCTTAATCTGCTTGGCAGGGGGTAATGTAAAGTGTGTTTGTGCCGCTGCTAATCCCTTTAATGTAGAACGGGCCTTTGGGGGCTGCGATCACAATGGGAAAATTCATGCTGCCAGGTAACACGAAGGAACCGGAATTGCCGGTGCTGGCAATTGTCGGCGTCACCAGGTTGGCCGATTCGGGCGCCATCGTAACGGCCGCCTTGTCGGTTCCGGTGTTCAAAAGAATCACGTAATTCGTTTGATCGTTGGTCGAAGGCGTAATCAGCAAAGCCGCTGACGCCGATGAAGTTAAATCAAGCGCATAAGTTGGCCCGCTTGGCCGGATGGCTGATAAATTGACCATTTTTTACCCTTTCCCGTGTTTTCAAAATTATAGTGCTTACCATAGAAAAAAAGCCACCCTTTTTGGGGGCGGCCCTTTTTCATTTCACGCCATGTTAAGGCAAGAACGTCAGGTCGTAACCGTAAATAAACACATCGGCGGTGGCCGCTGCGCCCTGGGCGGTTGTGTTTCGAATATACAAGGGTGTGCCTGTAATCGAATCGGTTGACGTTGCAGCGGTCACAACCACTTTGGCGTTGGTGCTGTTGCCGGTCAACGCGTAGGCCGACTTAACAGCCGTGCCGGTGGCGCCTGGGCCGGTGTAAACAGCAAGTTGCGCGGTCGTTAGGTCAATGCTTGCATTGGCAACGATGATGCTTTGAACGCTGACGTCACCAGCCACCAAAATGGGGGCAATGGTATCGGCGACAGAATTCAAGTTAACACCTTGGGCCGACGCAATCAGGCGCAAAGCCTGGTTGGTTGCCAAATTTGTTGGGGTGTTCGTTTGGGTTGATGCTGGCCCTGGATTGCTCATGTTAATTTCTCCAAATAAGGTTAATGAAGGGCGGCCGAAACCGCCCCCGTTTCTTTAGGCTGCAACGCGGCAACCAAGTTCAGGGTACAAAGGCGCCCATCCATACAACACATCAAGGCGCGTAGGAATAGAATCATTGTTAATTGTATACTGGCGTACTACACGGATGGAAAGACCTAAATCTTTATCGCTAGCACGACCAGCAAAATGAACCCCGTCAGGCAATTCCAAATCAGCGGTCGCCAGGGTCGCAAAATTCTTGTGGAATACCAAGTTTTGCGGGCTGACTGTGCCGGTGTTGTTGAACGGAGTCACAACAGCGGTTCCGCTGGTGCTGGTCACGGTCACATTTTGGAATTGGCCGCCGGTGATGATCGCGGGCGATACAGTCACGGCCGTGCCGCCACCAGTTGCCACGGCGGTGGTTGCTTGCACAACAAAGTTGCGAAGTTTGCCGGAACCGTAGGCAGCGCGGTTTTGGGGGTTGACAGCGTAAACGCCAGCGATTTGGATTACGTCGCCCTGGTTCAAAGTCAATCCGGCAGATGCAACAAGTTGCAAAGTACCAAATTGCGCCCAACCGGTGGCAATGCCAAACGAAGTGGTGTTGGTGGCCACGGACAAGGTTTTGCCGCTGTAAGAACCAAAGGTTTGGTTCACAACGTTTTGATCCATGTACCAGTTCATACCAGCGGAATCGCGGCCCATCATGCCTTTGGTGTATTGCTTGCCGATCACGTCGGAAGGAACAAACAAACCTTTCAGGCTGTCAACGATGGTTGCGGAAGTGAAGGGTTCCACCACGCATGAACGGCGGCCGTCGCGGGGTGCGCCTTCGCTGTCCAGGTAAGCGGCTGCCGTCAAATAGGTAATCAAACCAGTTGGGGGCGTACCAGCGGTTCCAACGATGTTGGCCACGTTGTTTTTCGCCATTGTCAGGCCGTCCAAGTCCATTTTGTTGGCGATGGCGGCAACAGCGGGTTTTAACACGCGGTCGCTGAACATATCCAAAGACAACGCCAAATCTTGGGTCGTAAATTGGGTGTCG